GTGAACAAGGGGAGAGAGTGCATTAAATGCACAACACCTATACCTAAACTGGAATATTAATTCAGCATGGTATAAATATCCACTCATAGAGAGTTGACCAACGATGGGTCATGTGCCGCAAACCAAGCGTATTGTCGCGAGTGATATCGCGAGAATGCATTGGTTGTTTATTGATGGTTGGAGGTCCCACGTTAGTGGTCCCTTCGATTCTCAATATAAGACACAGAATTATCGGGCAGGTGACCTCAACATTACTCAAGGTAATCCCTATTTTCTTCTAGGGAGAACTAAGAATCCTGTTGGGGGTGATTTTCAAGTGGTTAAGAGGGATCATGTTTCCTACTCCACAATGGGGCAGGGACTTCATCTCTCTACCACTACCGATCCGATGCATAACGGTATGGAGCACTGGTATGGTGCTCCTAACGCTAAGCGTCTGAACGTCACCGATGGAAGCGATGAGTTTTATTTGCTGGAACCATCTAGTATGTCCCAATTGGACGCACTGGGTGCTACAGCAATATCTCGTTGTCTTCCTACAAACCCGTTATTCAATGCAGCTGCCGCCCTCGGGGAAGCCCGAGAAGGGATGCCAAAGGTTTCTATCGATTCATGGAAGAGTAGGACGTCCAGAGCACGAAGCGCTGGACAGGACTATCTTAACTATGAATTTGGATGGAAACCATTGGTATCAGACATCCGGAATTTCTATAATATGACTCAAAACGCCAAGAAGGTGTTAGAGAAATATGAAAAAGAATCCGGAAAGCTGCTCCATCGCCAATATCACTTTGACCCTGAAGTCACACACGACGTTACGGTGCATGTCGGAACACCTGGAGCAATCCAGGGTCCCGTCCCATACATCGATTTCGAAGTGTATGACTACAGCCAAGGTGATTTTGGAAAGTTAGTTGTCACTCAAAAGACCTCTACTGAGAGGTGGTTTGAGGGCGCCTTCACCTACTATTTGCCACCAGTTAGTGACAAATTAGGAAGGAACGAAGCGTTAGCCAATAAGATATTGGGTGTACGCTTCACTCCTGAAGTAGCTTGGGAACTAACTCCCTGGTCCTGGGCCGCTGACTGGGTATCTAATGCTGGCGATATCGCCAAGAACATTAGTGCCTTTAATTCAGATGGCCTAGTAATGCCTTACGCATACATGATGGAACGTAAAGTTTCCTCTGTTGAGTACTTGCTCACTGATGTACGACTTAGGTCGTATCCAGGTTTACAAGTCTTCCGTCAGACCTACACAATGCAGGCCAAAACACGGAGGCAGGCAACGCCCTATGGGTTTGGGTTTGATGTGGATCTAGATCCACGCAAACTCGCAATTCTCGGAGCTCTCGGAATTACTCGAGGGCGCCGATAAATCGCATACATCATCACGATGTGTGCTTCAGCACGTTACAACCGTGACGTGTCCCGGTGTGCAAGGGTTTCATCCCTACACACCTAACACCAAAGGTACTTACCATGGCACTTTCCGATCCTCAGACCATTACCCTTGACGGTAATGACATCGTCCTTCCCCGTACGGGGATTGGTCCCACTAGTTCCACCTACTCGGTGGATACTGGGACTAACGGTGTCAAGCTCACTGTTTCTCACAACCGCGGTAAGCGGTCGCGTCACAGTGTCCGTCTTGATACTGCTACTACGGTGGCGGATCCTCTGTTTCCCTCAGTCAACGTTCCGAAGTCGGCCAGTGTTTATCTGGTCTGCGACGTTCCGTTGAACGGGATTCCGATGTCCTCCATTGTCGATGGGGTTCAAGCACTTTGCGAGTTCCTCACCGACAGTAGCAATGCTGTCATCACCAAGGTTCTTGGTGGTGAATCGTAGTCGCTTTTCTAGCGCTGCGTGCTACACTTCTCTGGGCCCTCTTTTGCGGGCTCGGGGTTGCATTCGCACTCAACGTGAAGAAAGACGCTACTTGAGACTTCTATCAAGCCATAGTTTATGGCTTGATACTTGACTCACAGCATTTGGTCCGATTGGTACGCCATGGATTTGGATCTACCAGCCCACTATTTAAAATGGGAGATAGATGAAAAGCCATTACGTACTTTTGCGTAAGCTCCTCCATGAGTTGGGGGAGTGGTGTTGCACAAGCACCAGTCTCGATTGGAAAACAATCGAGACGCGTGTTCAACACGAGGGGTTAGAGTTTTGTACTATAACCCTACCGCAATTCGCGAAAGACCTTGAAAGAGGTCTAGCGCGGGGTGCGGTCGACTCAACTCTCTTCTTATCTTTTAAGAAGAAAGCGTGTCTCCCTGCATTTTTGCAAGGTTTCACAAGTCGTGTGTTTCACGTTGGTACAGGTATCTTACTCGATGAGCCAGATCCCGTTGCCATCTACGCTATTCGTCAGATTTGTTATCTGATGAGTAAAGTAGAGCTTCCCTGCAGTGATGCAAGGAATAAAGCAGCGTTCTCTAAGTACATCGAGACAGATGACATAGTCAGGTCACTGGATATCACTCGGTCCCCTCATCTTATTGAGGAGTTTGAGGAAATATCGAAGCGACTTTGGCCCGGTGTCCTTTCTCGCGTAGATCAACAGATCTATGCTGGGGACATCGTGCCACGACACGGACCCGGGGCCACAGCTGATAGGATTCGCGGAAACGCAAAATTCTGTCAGAATACGTGGACCCATCGTTTGGAAGAACTCTTCCCACATGGGGAGTTCGTTTTCCCAAACTGGCGTCACTACGACGCTGCCCGTGTAGACATAGTCATGCCTGAAGCCGAAGTACCCGTTAGGGTCATTTCGGTCACTAAAACGCAGAAAACGCCAAGAATCATAGCCATTGAGCCTTTGTGTGTACAGTATGTACAGCAGGGGCTCTTGGAGAGTTTCTTGACTGCTATCGGAAGCCATGACACGCTTTCAGTAGTGGTGGGCTTTACAGACCAAGATGTGAATCAAAGTCTGGCAAAGTTGGGTTCTTTAAACGGAACCCTTGCTACCTTGGACTTGTCTGAGGCTAGCGACCGCGTTTCCTATCAGCTTGTAAGGAGCATGGTGAAGCAATGGCCTTGGGTTTCCGAGGCTCTTGATGCAACACGTTCCCGAAGTGCTGACGTACCTGATCATGGTATTCATACCGTGAACAAGTATGCGTCTATGGGCTCCGCACTCTGTTTCCCCATTGAGGCAATGGTATTTACTACCATTATCTTTATGGCAATAGAGAGAGTGCGTAAGGCACCTGTAGTGTCTGAACGCTCAATTCGAGAGTTCAAGCACAAAGTGCGTGTCTATGGGGATGATATTATTATTCCCATAGAATATGTGCAAACAACTGTTGAGTTGCTCGAGGCTTTTGGCCTCGTTGTCAACAAAGACAAGTCTTTCTGGACTGGGAAGTTCAGAGAGTCTTGTGGGAAGGAATATTACGATGGATATGACGTTTCAATCGTCAAAATGCGTCGACTATTCCCTACACAGTTGCAACACGTCCAGGAGATTATTAGCTTAGTATCGCTGAGGAACCAACTTTTTGATGTTGGTCTGAACGATACGGTTAATTGGCTCGATTCGCAAATAGAACGGTTGATTCCGTTTCCATATGTGGAAAGAACCTCTCCTGCACTTGGCAGATACAGTCATATGGGTCATGAGACTCATAGAATGTGCCCGCATCTTCAGCGCCCATTAGTCAGGGCAATGAAGGTAAAGGAAGTCTTACCCAAGAGTAATCTTGGAGAAGACTCTGCCTTGCTCAAATATTTTCTTAAGCGTGGCATTGAGCCATATGCAAAGGATCATTTGAGACGTGCTGGACGTCCCGATGCCGTCACACTAAAGCTCGGGTGGGTACCTGCCTATTAAAGGGCAGGTGGTGGCCGAAAGGCCCCAGAGTGGAGTTCGT